CGACACCTTCTATTAGTTTGGAACGAAACTCCAAGCTCCTACTCCGTATCGGCCTTCTACTGCTCTGACCCATTGTTGATTTTTCCATTTATATTGAATTCCTGTAGTAAGGTTAGTTACATATTCGATTGATGTTGTGTCGGCCAGGCTATCAAAAGCCACAGTCCAACGTGTACCATCCCACTCTATAATACTATTTTCTGCTGCAATTAATTCCTGTTGCCCTGATCTGTTCCAAATAGGTGCACCATCTATTGTAACAGGATTACCATCGTTATTCAACTCACTGCCTATGGGATTCAAAATTAGGAATCTGGTACCTAGTGCAGGGTTAGATATAGCGGGAGTAATTTTTAAATTATGCGGATCTATTATGGCTGTAATAGGCGGCATGGTATTGACTGGCAAAGTATCTATGTCTACATTGAAAATTAATAAAGAATCATCACTGGGATGATAACTCACTGTACCAACAATTGTTATTCCATCATTGCTTAACCTAATCTGACTGAGACCATTTTTTAATAAGTCATTTACATTGGTCTGTGCAAGTTCGCCATAACTTTGTATTGCTAATCGCCAATTTCCTACTACATAATTTGATTCTGCTTCATCTGTAAATTCAGTTTCGTCATTTAACTTAAATAATTTAAGTGTATTACCAATGTAAACTACATTAAGATTAATTGGGGTAAACATCATTATAGCGTCCGCCGGCGTGCCCACAAGATCATAATAGGTCAGTCCAGTAGTGTCTGACTCATCATATATGCTTGTAACAATTTTTTCAATTATACCAAAGCGTTTTACTTTGCCGGGACTGCTTAACCAAATAGGTAAATCAAAACTTAGATTAGCTACATCTATTTGATCTTCGGGACCAACCGGTACTGTACGACTTGAAAAATTAGTGTCAGTAAGGGTAATGGCACTAAGACTGGTCCAATCGAGATAATTATCGGTGTTTTGTATTTCTAAACTAGGATTGAATAAGACTACTATTTGTTCTAATAATTGTAGTTTTTGATCTGTATTACTGGTCCAAATATCCAGGCTTAAGCTCAGTAAATATGGTACCGGCATTAGTCTTTCTACAGTAATTATGTCACCTTGTAAGTCAGTAAATTGGCCGGAATCAGGATCAACTGCACGTTGTCGTACCTGTACTTTACTGACATGAGTTGGGTTTTGAACACGAGCACGATCATATTTTAGTGCTTTTATGTATACACTCATAGAAGGTACAGTGGGTAAGTTATTCTCAGAGTTTTTATTAATTATAGAAGCTACATGTCTACTACTATCTCCGTAGAAAACAGGCACTTTTAACATGCTAGCTGTGCCTTGATAGTTGTTTACTTTGATTTGAAAATTGCTTACTACTCTTATGAATTGACTAAGGAACCTTCTAATCTGACCTGAATAAAAATATGTTGTCATTAATCTGCTCTTGGTTTGAGTATATCGTTGAGATTTTGACGTTCTGGTATGTCTTGCCCATTGACATTTTTGTATGTTCTTGTGTTATTGATAAATGAATTTCGCAGTGTCAAATTGTCGTCGGCAGCGTTGGTAATATTAGTACGTGTTTTATCTTCTAGTTTAACCCAGCGTCTACCGTCATATCTAAATAGTCTATTTGGTACGAAATCTGTTCTAAGACAATAAGCACCTACTGCAGGATTGATAGGAAAACTTATACCCGACACAACTTCCTCTCCATTTGGAGCATCAACACTGCTGGCAAGATAACCTGATATTGCATATTGTGGTGTTTCTCCATCGCCGGACCTATGATAAAATGGAGTAGTATCGTATCCTGAAGCAGGTACCACTTGCTCACTTTTTTCTACAATGGCCTCATTAATCTCTGTATATTTGTCATAATTAGACAATATACTACGCAAGGGATCGGTTGAATCCTCACTTACAGTAAGACGTGCCACAATGTCCCTGTATTCTTGACTATCTACCAAGGGATTCATCTTAACTCTCCATAAATGGTGCCACCACGTTGGGCTATAACCTTCACTGGCACGAGTACAATCAGTTGCAACAAAAAAACGTTTCAATGCCACGGGAATATCTTCGTCTAGAGCGTGGTAATCTTTTAGATGTTCTAATTCAAACACATCACCATTCATGATTTTCCTACCCAGGACATCTATCATGTCATTGTAGTGAAATGTCATAAACACAGTACCAGTCTGTAGAAATAGTCCAAATTGGCTTAGGTCAAACGAATTATCGGCTACTTGATAATGACCACGGATTGGATAGACATTTTCTTCATATCTACGATCACGATTTTCTAGAAATAAAAGATCCTGTATGTTACGCTCGCTTTGATTTGTATAATTAGGTTGTTCGGGATCGTTTTCCAAATCTTGGTTGACGGGACCTAGATATTTGTGTATAAATACACCAGTACCAGAGATATTCATGAATTCTGATACTCTTCGATCTATAAAACGATAATCATTTGTATGACGTCCATCGCGCCATAAACTTAATCTAGGCAATTAGGTCTCCTTTTTACTATTTATTGCATAATGCCATGAACTATCAGGAAGAAATTTACCAGGTTAGGCAGCAAATTAACGGTATACACAGCTTCAAAATCAAACGCGATCTACTCAAAATGCTGGCGCATTGTGAGAATTTACACAGGCAAGCTGAGGCTGCTAGTTCAAATAATCGAGCTAGGCTCAGCCCAAGCCAAGAAGTGTTGCATTTACGCAACCAATTCACAGAGAGCTTTACACACCTCCAACAATATGTTACTATAGCTTTACTGCAACTTTAGGACTAATTATGATTTATCCAGACTACATGACTCTAGAAGATATTGCTGAATTTGAGCTGGACATGGCTCGCTTTGAACTAGACCCCAGCATGGAATTTGACGAAATCAATCGTATTCTGCGTGAAATTTACTTGGACAAGCTAGCAGCAGAAAGCGAGATGTTGCAGTTTTACAACATTTGACAGCCCGCCCATTTCAGTGTAATATACTGAAATACTGACACAAAGGATCCAACATGCGTAGACGACAATTTGTCGCAGGGCTGAATAACAGCCAACCTATCCGTGTTATCTGCAATGGTGTGGGTTTTTATACCACTGTGGCTGGTGCGTTTGACATGTGTATGTATGAACAGCGTGTAGCAGTGACTTCAGTTTTAAGTTCAATTGGTGCCAGTCGCAAGATGCCTGGTAATCAGTCTACTGGTTTGGCTACTCGTATCAACTGCTATACCCATGATGGTCGGCGAGTAGATGTTGATGTTCAAGTTGATTTAGTTTAAGGAGATAGAAATGTTTGTTGTTGAAACAGAAGTTCTACCTGATGATTTTGAAGCTATTCGCTGGCCCGTTACTCCTGGAAATACCTGGTTGTCAATGCCGGATTTAGAGATGCCTTTTGAGATGGCTGTGCTCTGGGCTCAAGACTGGGTTAAGCATAACCCGCGCAAAGGTCGTGCTAGGGTATGTCTAGCCCAAGATTATGACACTGTAGTGGCTACATTTGGTCGGCGCCTAACCGAAAGACGCATGAGAATGAATTGGGCTGGTCTATGAGACTTTTACTGACCAGCCATTTTTTCTCTAGTCTTAGTCCGGACGCACTGGCTCTTCTTTCTGAACCTATTCGATGACTGACTTTGATGATTTTGGCTTAGGCAGCAATGTAGGTGGAGTCTTGCCTACCTACAAAACTTCCTTGCCTACAACTATTCGTAATACCAGACCATTTATGAGTCCGGGTTCACCTTTGCCAAAATTTTATTATGACTTCAAAGCTCAAGCCCGACATCACGCACTTCGACGTCTTAGGGCAAGAATTAAAACCCAATGATTTTGTGGCTTACCCTAGCAGTTCGGGACTAGGACGCAACCAACTCAAAGTTGGCAAGATCGTAGGACTTACACCCAAAATGGTCAAGGTTGTTCATATGAAACGTCGCAGTGTTTATGAAGCCAAGAGTACTACAAGGTATCCTGCTGACTGTATTAGACTTGACAGTCAGCTGATTACCCTGTATATTCTTAAAAATGACATTCAATAGGGGTAGCTATGCCTAAAGCCAAGCAACAATCTGTGCCTGCAGCCAAGCCACATCGTGGCAGTACTATTCGCTTGGATGAAAAGTATACAGGACCCGAGCCTATTTGGGATACCGATCTAGCTCTAAACTATACTAAAGAGCAGTTTGACAACCACTTACGCAAAAGTTTTTTCTATTATAATTACCATTTCAATACTGGTAAACTTAGGAAACATCTAAACGATTATCTTATGCGTAATAGTAAACTAGACAAAAAATTGTTGTCTAGATTTGAATCTATTGGTGACAGATACGTGTCCATGACACCATGTAGCCTTGTTATGGCTAGTAAGCGTGGTATGCCTTTGTTAGATGAGCATGCCAAGTATATTGATAATCAAGTCTTGTACAGCCTTGACCTCGCCAACAAAAATGGTGACAAGGGCATAGATAAGGTTGTTGAGCCTGAAGTTATTAGTGACAGAAAGATTACTATACAGGATCGTTTACAAGAACGAACTAGAGAACTCATTGGCGAGATAGAAGGTGTCTACGATGAAGTATTACTTAATAGACCCTACAAGTTTAATGCCTATGACTTTTTGACTGTTAACAAAGTGCCTCAAAGCCAACTTGGACAGTATGAAGCAGTGTTCCAAAAACGAGTAGAAGAGCTCATGCTGGCACAGGACAAAGCAGATGATCAATTAACTGCTGCATATAAGCATTATAAACCTGCTGTTTATAAACGTCTATTTGCATTTTTAGCAGATTTACTGGCTGGTATTGAACAGTACCGCGGCGTAAAGCGAGCAGTCAAAAAGGCTAGAGTACGTAAGGCACCTAGTAGAGAAAAGCTAGTAGCAAGACTGAAGTATTGTCGTCAAGACAATGAAACCAAGGTAGTGTCTATCAATCCTGTAGACATTATTGGAAGTCAAGAGCTATGGGTATACAATACAAAAACTCGTAAGTTAGGTAAGTATGTGGCAGAACATCTGGGGCAATTAGGAATTAAAGGTACCAGTATTACAGGTTTTGACACAACTAAAAGTGTGGCTAAGACGCTGAGAAAGCCTTTAGATCAACTAAAAGAGTTTAACAAGTCCGGTAAGGTAGCATTACGCACATTCTTAAAAGACATTAAGGCTGTAGAGATTCAACTTAATGGGCGTATAGGTACCGACGTAGTACTACTCAAAGTCCAGTAGTCTAGTATCCTGCGATAAATAAATTATCGCAGGAAACTTCTATGGCTATATCTCTTAAAACAGGTTTAAATCAAAGGCAAAGCATCGCAGCAGAGAGTCTAGGTGCGCCTGGACCAATTGCCTTTAGTGAAGATGGCTTGTACTCAGCCGGCCATAAACGTAATGAAATTAAAGATTACATTAGATTGCGTCTTGGTGATGGCATAGTAGATGTTGAACTAGATCAAGAACACTATGATTTAGCCATTAATACCGCACTTGAGAAATATCGCCAACGTGGCAGTAACAGCGTAGAAGAAAGTTATGCTTTTTTAGAGCTCTTACCTGAAGTACAAGAATACATTCTGCCAAGAGAGATCATGGCAGTAAGACAAATTTTCCGTAGAGGTATTGGGTCAGTAACAGGTACTACTGCTAGTCAGTTTGAACCATTTGCTTCGGGCTATCTTAATACCTATATGTTAGTGGCAGGTAGAGTTGGCGGTTTAGTTAATTATGAATTATATACACAATATCAAGAAATGGCCATGAGATTCTTTGGTGGCTATATAAACTTTACCTACAACCAAGTTACAAAAAAACTAACGCTTATCCGCAAGATGCCTAGCACAGGAAAAAACCTATTTAGGTTAGCTAGTCTTACAGCATCCGGCACAGTGCCTGGTAGTATCATTACTTTAGTTACTAGGCAGTCTTGGAACATTCCTGTAGGTGCGACTGTAAATATACAGAATTGCAGCACCGCTGGCTACAATGGTCTTTATACAGCACTTACAGTTGATCCTGCCACAAATACATATACTATAGAAGCAAAAAACACACTTGGTGCTGCATCGGTTGCTGGCTTTAATCTAGACCGAGTTGAAGTTACTAGTCCGTATACAGACGAACCTGCTGAAATGGTCATGTTGCAGGTTTACAACTACAAACCCGATGTCATGTTGTTAAACGACCACATGGCAGGTATGTGGGTTAAAGAATATGCTTATAGTTTTGCCAAAAGAATAGTGGGTGAAGCCAGAAGTAAATACGGTACCATAGCGGGCCCTAGTGGCGGAACTCAACTCAACGGTACTGCTTTACTAGCAGAAGCCAAAGAAGAAATGGATAAACTCGAGGAAGACTTAAGGCGA